TTCCACAGGATTAAAGCAGCATGGAAATTCCTGACCGGGAAGTATCCGGTAAACAAAACCCAGTCGGTTTACGTTCATGACGGCGGACCAGAGAACCGGTTTGTCCAACTTCTCGCTTGGCGGGACATGGTTCTGGCTCTGGACGCGGAGGGTAAAATCTGGGAACTCCGCCCGCAGGATGGATATCATCCGAGCGGGTGCTATTTCGTGAACCAGTTAGTGCAAGAGAGCCCGAGAAGTTATTAAATCTGACGGTATGAACCGTTTCTCAAACTGAGAAACCCAACGGGAGGGCTATGCTGCCCGCAAAGTTTGTCCAAATAATGGACGGAGGGCGCGATGGGGGTTTATTTCATCCAAGCAGGCAAGAACGGGTTAGTTAAGGTTGGGTGGTGTAAAGACATTTACCCAGAGAAAAGGATGGCTGTTCTCCAGATTGGATGTCCAGAACCCTTAGAGATTATTTACTCTATACACCCCTGTGCCCGGACTTTCGAAGGATTTTTACACAAGGAATTTAAAAAGGACCGGGTCCGAGGAGAGTGGTTTACCTATTCCCAAGAAATAAAAGAGTTTATTAGGTGGCACAGTAATCTACAAAGGGACGCAGCCATCCTAAGAAAAAGACGGAAAGAAGCGGAAGAGGAACGCCGAAGAGAGCAAGAGGAAGACAGAGAATACGAAGAACACATGGAAAAAGAATATGAAAAGTATATGGAAGAACAACAAGAAATAGAGTACCAAAGATACTTGCGGGAACAAACAGAGGAAGAAAATGCCGAAGAGAATAGTTGACGGGGAGGGGCTTTGGGGGTCAAAGAAGATTCTATCCCTCAAGGAGGAGCACAAGCCGGAATATGCCAATTGGGTCCCCCTTGCCGAGGCCAACGGAACTTTTGAACTCGACCCCCGGAAAATATGGCTTCGGGTCTACGGGTACAACCGCCAAAAAGTTACAATGGAGTTTGTGTACGACCTTTTGGAGGACCTCGTCGCCTCCGGCTTACTCCTTGCGTGGGAAGAAGACGGAAAGGTATATGGATTCTGGGACGGACAGGACAAGGTTGGGAGGTTGCCAGGACCTTCTGAGCAGAAAAAGTACAAGAATTTACCCCCCGACCCTCCTCTCGACTGTAGCAAAGAGAAAACCTTGGAAATTATTTTTCGTCTAAGATCATCTTAGAGACTCTTAGATAATCTCGCGTAGGTATGGTATTGGTTAGGTAAAGGTATTGGTTTTGGAGCGGCTCCGCCGCAGGAGAATGTGGACATGAAATCTAAGAAAGAAATACCAGCAATCTGCGAAGCGGTGTTTGGGAGACTGCCTGAGAGAGCACAATGGGCCTGGGCAGCTATTGCCGATTTGGAAAAGTCCCACAAGGCGTCCTCGGTAGTTCTGGACTTCCGGGACTGGGCCTCTGAGAACGTTGGGGACGATTTCCCCAAAGGAATCCTCAAGGCGTATCTGGACGTGGCTTCTAGTAGGCTGTCCTCGCACACAGCGACCGCCTCCGTGGCTTTGAAGGACCCGGAGGTAGTTTCCTTAGCCCGGGAGCTTACCTACGCCTCTGGAGGCGAAATAGCGTTTCAGGACAAGCAGAAGTCGAGACTGGCCGAGGTGCTCAAGGAGTTTTCGGCGGAGGAGATCAAACACGCCTTTGGGACGTGGCTGGGTAACCAAGACCTGTCCGACCCCAAAAACGTCTCATTCCTGGCCGGGAAGTTCGTTCAGATCGCGGACAGCCTCTGCTACACCGCCCGGCGGAAGAAACAGGAAGCCGAGGAGACCAAGGTCCTCCGGGAGCAGACCGCCGCCAGATTGCAAGAGCAGGCGGAGCAGGAAAGACTAGCAAGGGCACAGCAGGAAAAACTTGAATCGGCTTGGGACCCTTTGTCCGAATAATGGACGAAATTTCCAATTCAGAAATCTGAAATTGTGTTATAATGAACTTATGGCAAACCTCTTCATCATCTCGGACTGGCACCTTGGCCACGCTGGGATTCTATCGTTCAAGAATGCCGATGGATCGCCAGTGCGATCTTTTGGGTCAGTCCAAGAAATGGACGAATTCATGATCGAGAGAAACAACTCGATTGTCCGTCCTCAGGACCATCTCTACTGCCTCGGAGATTGTGCAATGAGGCGGGAGCATCTTGAGAAGGTAGCAAGATTCAACGGTCACAAACGCCTGGTCCGAGGGAACCACGACATCTTCCGGACCAAGGACTACCTAAAGTATTTCGATGAGATTTATGCTTCCAGGGTCCTTGATGGGTTAATTCTAACCCACATCCCAATCCACCCGGAAAGTTTGGGCCGGTTCACTGCCAATATCCACGGACATGTACACGGGCAGCCACAAGGAAAGTACGGGCCGAGATATTACAACGTGAGCGTTGAGGCTGTTGATTACGTGCCTGTCTCGTTGGAAGATTTGAAGGTACAGATCAGAAAATTTCAGGAGGAAAGCAATGCCGGGATTCAAAGCTAAGACGATCAAGTCGATCATTTCCAAGAAGATCAATGACTGGGTTTCAACCATCGAAGACGAAAACCTTCGCCAGAAGGTGAAAGAGAACACCATCGTAACCGGTGGGTGTATCGTGTCCATGCTTCTCGGGGAGCCGGTAAACGACTTCGACATTTACTTCCGAGATCATGACACGACATTGGCTGTCGCTACCTACTACACCGACCGGTTCACAGATCGCAAAGGAAAGACGGACTTCAAGTTGTTTGTAACCGACGAAGAAGGAAGAGTGAAGATTCAGGCGCAGTCGGTTGGGGTGGCTTCTGAAACTACTCCTGTTGGTGAATATCGGTACTTCGAGGGTTTCCCTGATCAACAAGGGGCGGACTGCGTCCATAAGGTTATTGCCGACTCCGAAGAGATCGTCGATACACACGACGACACTCAGATCGAAATCGCAAAGAACCCGGAAGACCAGAAATATCGCCCGGTGTTCCTGAGCAGCAATGCCATCACCCTGAGTAACAAAGTCCAACTGGTCCTGCGATTTTATGGAGAGCCAGAGAAAATTCATGAGAACTACGACTTTGTCCACTGTACTTCGTGGTGGCAGAGTTGGGATCAAACCTTGACTCTGCGCCCCGAAGCCCTCGAAAGCTGCCTATCCAAGGAATTGAAATACGTCGGCAGCTTGTACCCGGTATGTTCGATTGTTCGTTTACGAAAGTTTATCTCTCGCGGATGGAGAATCAACGCCGGGCAGATTCTGAAAATGTGTATGCAGATCAGCGCCCTTGATCTTACCGACTTGAAAGTTCTGGAGGATCAACTAACTGGAGTTGACACGGCTTATTTCCTTCAAATTATCGACCGCCTGAAGGAGAAGGACCCGGAGAAAGTAAACACGGCATATTTGTGCGAAATTCTTGACCGGATGTTTTAGGGAGATCAACTTATGTGCATGTCTGATTGGGCTTCGAGGACCAGCACCAAGATCAATCCGGAGACTCTGTACGCCGGTCAGATTCTGGAAAGATACGGATTCATTTTTGGCGTAGACTTCGACGTGGCCACGGCCATAGACAAGGTCTCTGTGGTCCTAAATGACCACGCCGACGAAGAGGAGCACCTGTTGATGGAAGGCAAGCAGATCGCGGAAAAGATCGCGATTGATGAGCCGAGGATTCAGGACCGGAGAACATATTCCAAGAACGGATGGGACCTTTAAATTGGACGATTTGGACGCCATAAAATCTAACCCGGGGTGCATTAGGGTGTATTCTCAGTTCGTGAAAGGACTGAGGAAGGTAGGGGACAAGTACGTCGGATTGTGCCCGTTTCATTCTGAGCGCAGCGGGTCGTTCACAATTTTTCCTGACATGAGAGCGTCCTGCTTCGGATGTCAGAAAAACATCAACGTCTACCAGCTAGTACAGGAACTTGACAACTGCGATTTCAAAACGGCGGTCGAGAAGGTGAAGAAGGAACTCGGGGGATGGTTCGAAGCCAAGGATAAGGTGGAATCTACTTTCGCTCCGGTCGCGGAGCCGAAGGTGTACGAGAGACTTCCCCTTAGCAAATGGGAGAAGCAGGAGGACGCGCTCACCAGCTCGGAAGCTGGTCTGAAGTGGCTCTCTTCCGAGCGCGGGATAGGCCCCGGAACTGCGCAGAGGCTGCATCTAGGATTTGTCCAGAACATCGGACCATGGGCGGGACAAGACGGGTCCGACATCGCGGATAAGGGTTGGATCGGATTCCCCTCAGTAGAGGGGGATCAAGTTGTCTCCATCAAATTCAGGTCTCTGGAAAGAAAGAAACCAGGAGGATTTGCCCGACGCCCGAAGATGGCCACTGCGTTATTTAACGCAGAGGCCGTGTCACCCTTCGAACCGGTATACCTAGTCGAGGGGGAAATCGACTGCCTGACGCTGGAGCAAGCCGGATTTAAATCGGTATCCGTTCCCTCAGCGGGAACGAAACTCACCCCTGATATGAAGGACACCCTCATGCAGGCAGAGTGTGTGATCCTCGCCGGAGATACCGATCCTACGGGCTCCGCCTATATGGAGAAGCTACTCAAGGAACTGGGAGAGAGAACGTATCTCCTGAAGTGGCCGGAACCCCACAAAGACGCGAACGAATTCTTCCTCAAGGGTTGCAACCGGGATGTGTCCATTTTTCGGACTAAGGTCGAGGAGCTAACGACGAAGGCGAAGTCGAATTTGCCCCCGGATATCTACTCCATTCAGGAGGTAATGAAGAACGGGGACGAAGGAAACTTATCCGACGTTCCCAATAGGCTTCGCTTTCCGTGGGCAGAGGTAGATCAAGCCGCGCTTTTGGGTCCGGGCTCTGTCTTGGGAGTAATGGCCACTTCAACCGGGCAGGGGAAGACTGCCCTTACTTTGCAGTTCACTTTGTTTGGGGCCAGAAAATATGACGAAACCGTTCTGAACTGGCAGTGCGAACTGTCTCCCAAAGAAATTTCAGTGATGGTGGCTGCGCAGGTTCTTCGAAAGAATAGGAACTTCCTCACCAAAGAGGATTTGAAGACGGCAGCGGATGAGCTTGAGGGGGTAAGATATTTTGTAGGCAACAACCCGACTATCTCCGATCTCGGGGAAGTTCTGAACATCATCGAAGCGGCTATACGACGCACGGGGGCTACCATCGTGGTTCTCGATAATATCCACTTTTATACGTCCGGAATAGACGACGATGTCCGGGTTTTGGCTTCGGCGTTGCAGAGAATAAAGCAACTGGCTGTCACATACGGAGTGAAATTCGTGGTAGTGTTTCAGCCTAGAAAAGCCGGACAGCAGGCTCGGGGAAAGAAGACCCAGATATCGGATGTAAAAGGATCGGCCTCGGCGGGGGATACCTGCACGGCAGTTCTAGCGATACATCGAGACCTGAACAAAGAAGACGAGAAATCGGACGCCTATGAAGAGAAAACTCTGTTAGAATGGTTGAAGAATCGGTTCCGAGGTATTGGGAACAAAGCCAGCCACTTCCTGCATTTCTTCGGAGAATTTGCAGCGTTCGACGCTTTGGATACTACCCACGAGGAGAACCCGCTTGACTAAAATCCTCCTCTGGTTAGCCTTGATCGCGAACCCCTATTCTGCGGAGATGGATGTGATCGTTGTCTATCCCTATGCGTGGGCCGACATTTCTTATGTTTCGAACAGTCCGTCGTGGGTCGTGTACTCTGACTGGAGACCCCCGGGAGAATACGACTGTGTGATTGCGAGATCGTACCAGAACGAAGGGGACGCTTGGGAACAGGCGAGGAAGAACCTGAAAACTAGTAGGTGCAGGAAAGGGGAATACGGGGAATGAAATTCCAAGCAAGTGAACTTAAACACGCCCTGAAGAAACTTTCGCCAGTAAAGACGGACTTCTACCGGTTTGACGGCGATACGATTGTTGCACAGGACTCCGAGGCGACCGTTGTGGTTCCCTGGCCGAGGTTCGAGAAGCCCTTCACAATCGCAGCTAAGAAGTTGTCTGCGGTCATCAACCGGTCAAGCGGGGAAGTGGAGGCAGCACTACAGGATCGGTCGTTGATCTTGAAGTCGGGCAAGAAGGCTCAGGTAGAACTGGAGATTCAGATCGTCAAGTCAGTTACCCTTCCAAACTTCCCGGACACTTTTCTATCTTTGGACCTGCCAGCTTTCAAGAAAGCTGTGTCTCTGGCCGCAGCCTCTGCTTCTACGGCGAAATCGGCAGCGTTCGGGGGGTCGGTTCAAATCCAAAGCATCCCGATGGGGATAGAAGATACGATCCCGCCGGGGTACCGGGTGGTCGGGACAGACTCCATCGTGCTTACCGTGGCCACGGTTCGGGAAACAATCCCCTACGATGTAAAGGGTCTGATAAATCTCACCGCAGCGGCGGTCGTCCAACTAATGGACGGACCCAAGATAGAAATCGGAGAATCGAATACCCACCTACAGCTTCGGTCCGGAGACACGACCGTTTACGCATCCAAGCCAGTGCAACCGTACCCTAATTTCGACGTTCTTCTGGTCAAGCCTCCGGTCACAAAGATCAAACTCAACCCACCGGAATGGTTGTCCGCGCTGAGGACTTTGGAGCCCCTGATCGATGAGGAAAAAGATAAGGGAGCAATTACCCTCCAATTCAAGGAAAATGTGGTACAATATA